AAAGCGGTAGCAAACAAAAACAACGAAGCAAGAACCAAGATGGCAGAACATCGTAAGAAGATGTTAGATGCTGTTGGCAGAGGTTCATATAATGGAGTAGACTTATTCGAAGGCACGACACCAATGTCCAATTCAGAGCCAAAACCTGGCCAAACAGATCTGGGCGCCCCCGGAGACGCGGGCGTAGATATTAGTTCGATTGTAGGTGACGCGTCAAAGATTTGGCAGCACATGAAGTAGAGGAGGGAACTGATGTCTCATAAAGCGATAAACGTATCAGTCAGCAGCAGGGAAACTAGAGGTAATGTAGAAAAGATGATCCGAAGATTTCTTAAGAAAACAAAGAAAGCAAAGATCGTAGAACAAGTTCGAGATAGAAAATATTATAAGAAGCCCTCAGTTAAGAAAAAAGAGAAACGACAAAGAGCTATAAAGGCAGCCCTTCGTGAACAACAAAAACGCCGTAGAGCACAAGAAAGACGTAATAGAAATAAATAGAGACTATTTATATTGAAAGACCATTGAGACAGGAGAAATATTATGGCAGGTTTTAACAGTTGGGGACGTACAAGAAGCCCAAAGAGTCTGAACCCCGGCGCCGGCCGCGGTGTTGCAGTTGAGGTTTTGGCCAATACCACACGTCTATTAGGCGTTACCGCAACAACTGCAGGCTATGATACAGAAAATCAAAGATATTTGCATGTTCTAGTAGAGGACCTCACCACTTCGGACGATCCCGACCCCGTTACTATTTTTGGATATTGCCACGCATTTCAACGATGGTTTGAAATACCGGAGAGCGAAGCGGGCGGACAAGGACAGAACACCGCAAACGCCGCGGCCTCGATTGACATTGGGAATATCGCCCGCGCGCCCGCAGCACAGGTGCCATCTGATAGAGAGTATCGGCGTTATGATATAGCGGGAATAGACAAAGTTGCTTTTGTTTGCGCCGATCACGCGGAACTTACTGTTTTTGCTGCATGCAGTACCTTTTAAGGAGAGTGAGTATGAGAAGACCTAACAAAAATTCAATTATACAGCCTATCTTATACTCAAGATCTTCGAGTTCTATTGGGGTAGGATAGACCTATGGCTACTTTTGGGTGGGCATATGTAGACTGCACCGATGTCGGGCCTGACGTTGCAGGTCCGACTGGTTCAGTTCAGTTCCTAACGGGAACAAACGCACTTAGTGGCACAACAAGTTTTATGTACCACACTGCGGCTGTGCACGGCTATGCCGCTAGCACGCTCGTTCTCACCGGCGCGCTTGTCGTCTCAGGTGCCATCTCAGCCAGCAGCTATCATATAAAAAGTATTTCTGAAATTCACTCTAGTGGGTCATCTTATTTTGGCAACTCGGCCGATGATGTCCACGCGAGAACAGGAAGCCTTGATTTATACTCAAACTCCACCAGGGTATACAATATTGAATCATCGGCCGGTAACATCTCTGGGTCTGGTACCCTTCACAATGTTGGCGCCGCAACGTTTAGCAGCACAATTGCAGCCAGCGGTTCACTTACCTCAGTAGGTTTAACTTCCACTGGGCCCATCTCAGGCTCAAGCACGTTGCAAGCTGTTGGCGCCACCACTCTTGGAAACACTCTATCGGTTTCGGGATCTACTACACTAGCCGGCTCGACATCAGCGCAAGCAGTAACAGCCACAACAATCTCTGGTTCAGGCGCACTCACAGTTACATCAATCAGCGCTAGCGGAGAAAGTCACTTCTCGGGGAATCTTGGTGTAGGTCTTACAAACCCCTTATACGACTTGCATGTTAACGGCCCCGGTGCAACGGTAGTAGCTGTAGACGCCGCGTCTGGCACAGATGCTTATCTTAGATTCCTCACTAACCATGTAGAAAAAGCATATGTTAAACAGGGAGCCGGCGGAAATCTTCTTATTGTAAACCAAGGCACTGGCGGCGAAATTAAGCTTCTCTGTGACAACACCACTGAAGCGTTATCGGTTAGCGACACAGATCTATCAGGCTCTACCACATTACATATGGTGGGAGCCGCCACGCTGGGCTCTACACTGGCAACGAGTGGGTCCGTCACGGCCGGCAGTCATGTTTTGCCAGCTACAGACAACAATCTCAACCTTGGTTCGGCTGCATTGCGCTGGGCCAACGTGTACACAGGCGACTTACATCTTAAAAACGATAGAGGTGATTGGACCGTGGTTGAGGAAGAAGATTACCTGTGTGTGATTAACAACAAAACCGGAAAGAAATTCAAAATGGCGCTTATCCCGATAGAAGAAGATGAGTAGACAAATATTTTTGTCTTCACTTTGAAGTTAAACACGGTATAAATGGGCTTTAATGTTTAATAATACTATTTATTTTGAGTCATTGTCAAATAGGAGTTTAATTTATGTCCAATCTGCTTAAGGAGGCAATCGTTGATGCCGCAGCGCTACGTGAAACCGCGCTAAAAAATGCAGAAGATATTGTAATAGAGAAGTATTCTAATGAAGTTAGAAAAACCTTAGACCATATCTTAGAACAAGATGATATGGCCCTTGATATGGGCGGAGATATGCCCCCGGAAGAGATGGGCGCCCCCGCCGCAGACCCAGCGATGGATCCGATGGCAGCCGACGTCGATATGGGCGATCCCATGGCAGCCGAAGAAGAGGGCGAAGCCGAGGAAGTTGCTGAGAACGAAGGTGACATTCCTTATGCGGCCACCAATGGTCTATCTGACTTTGATGGCAAAAATTTGTCAGGCATGCCTACCGATGGCGAGCAAGTAGAGGTGTCTATTGATCTTGGTGCCCTACAAGAAGCACTTCAAGAGCTTCAAGACGGCGAAGATGTTGAAATTAACATTGGCGAGGCCACGGATGCTGGCTCCTTTGCTGGTGAAGAGGCCGAGGAAGACGAGGGCAACGACGACAGCGCTGCTGCTCTTGCCGGATCGGCCGCCGCAGAAGAAGCCGATTCTGATGCGATGAAAAACGCCGGCCTCGAAGAGGACAACAAGCCCGATGCCAACGAAGACGTGCAAGAGGAGAATTTGGATTCTCTCGTCGCCGCCATCGCAGAAAAGCTCACAGTTGATTTAGGCGCAGAGCTATCTGGCTGGGCCGGCCGCCCCACATCACAACTCAAGCATGAGCAAGAAAGAGAAATTGCCGGCGCACAGAGTGACGATGTAAAAGAAGATTTAAAAGATTTGAACAAAGCTCAAGAAGAGTTGGTTGCAGAAAATAACCAACTTAAAGAGCAAAACAACCAATATAAGCAAGCAATTCAAGAGTTGCGAGAAGGTATGCAGGATGTAAACCTTTCCAATGCTCGCTTGCTTTATACGAACCGCGTATTGCGAAATACCTCCCTAAATGAGCGGCAAAAAACAAAAATTGTCGAAGCTATTTCCAATGCTGGTTCTGTAACAGAAGCGAAGACGATGTATGAAACACTTCAAAGCACAATGGAGACCACTCCTAAGAGAGGCCCACAATCATTGAGCGAAGCTATCAGTCGTAATCGTACATCTGTTATTCGTGCGACTCGTCATGAGTCCACGGCGTCTGATCCATTCCAGGATCGGATGAAAAAACTAGCTGGAATAAAATAATCATAAATATATAAGGAGGTGATTTTAAAATGTCTAGTATTGTAGAAAGATTGACAGAAGGTATTGTCAATCGTGATATGCGTGCTGAAAGCCACGCTCTTCTTTCCAAGTGGGAGAAGACCGGTCTCTTAGAGGGGATCGGTAATGAACAAAGTCGTCAAACCATGGCGCGCCTGCTTGAAAACCAAGCAAAAGAGTTGCTACGCGAAACTAGCACAATGAAGGGTGGTTCTGTTGAGGGCTTCGCGGCCGTCGCATTCCCCATCGTTCGTCGTGTTTTCGCTGGCCTAATCGCTAACGATCTTGTTAGTGTACAGCCGATGAGCCTACCGAGTGGTCTCATCTTCTTCCTTGACTTCACTGTCTCCACTGATGGCGCGGGCTTGCCCCGTCTAGGTTACGGTAATCCTCAAGGTGATGAAGAGTCACTATATGGTGGCGGTCGTGTTGCCAAGGGCATCGTTGACGGTGTTCTGATTACTGAGGAAAAAGCTGAGGAAGGTGCATATAACCTTAACAACGCCTACTCGTCTCCGACGGGTTCCGGGGTGTTTACAATTGCATATATTACATCAAGTGTGTATAGTTCTTCCGCCGGCGATGTTCCGAAGCTTTGTCAGTTCGATCCTGAGCTTGAGTCTCAGTCTGGTACAGCAACTGTTGCCGTTGGTCGCATACTTATGAGCGGCCTTACCGACTTCGACGTAGTTGAGGGTGTTCGTAACCTAAATGCAATTGTGCTTTCGAGTTCATCCGGCTATGGTGGTATGGGCAAGATGGCCTCGTCAGAATCCGCGGCATCAGCGCGGTATGGTGTTCAGCTTAAGCGTCTTACGCGCTTTACTGGCTCAGCATCTACTCACGCTATTGTTGTTATCGCATCGTATGATGGTGCCGCAAGTGCTCTGCAGTTGAAGGAGCTTCTGACCGGTTCAACACACGCAGCGGGCGGCGGTGGTACGTTGTACCCAGGCGATGGTGGAGCAAACATAATTTCGGGATCCTGGCCCATTGTTGACGACTTCGTCACTGGTGGTGCTATTGGTTCCGTAGTCGGTGACGACCCGTGGGGCTTGGAGAATAACGAGAAGATCCCCGAGATCGACATTAAGGTCGATTCCGTGGCTGTGACCGCTATCACCAAGAAGCTGAAGGCTAAGTGGACACCGGAGTTGGGTCAAGACCTCAACGCCTACCACAACCTTGATGCTGAGGTTGAGCTTACCAGTATTCTCTCTGAGCAGATTGCTCTTGAGATCGACCGTGAGATCCTTGAGGACCTCATTAAGGGTTCGAAAGCTGGTACGCAGTATTGGTCCCGTTCGCCGGGTCTGTTCGTGAACCGTACAACTGGTGCCGAAATTGGCGCTAGCTCTGCTGCTCCGGACTTCACCGGTACAGTCAGTGAGTGGTATGAGACTCTTGTCGAGACCATTAACGATGTATCAGCCGCGATCCACCGTAAGACTCTGCGTGGTGGCGCTAACTTCGTCGTCTGCGGACCTGAAGTTGCCAACATTCTTGAGTTCACCGCTGGTTTCCGTGCTTCCGTCACTGCTGACGACGAGCGTGGTTCCATTGGTGCGGTTAAGGTCGGTTCTCTAACCAAGAAGTTCGATATATACGTTGATCCGTATTTCTATCGTAACCTCATCTTGGTTGGTCGACGTGGATCCTCTTTCCTTGAAAGCGGATATGTATACGCACCTTATGTGCCGCTACAGACCACACCTACTATCTTTGGACCGGATGATTTCGTGCCCCGTAAGGGAGTCATGACTCGTTATGCGAAGAAGATGGTTCGTCCCGATATGTATGGCCTAGTTGTTGTACGAGGTATGATCGGTGAGGCTGGAGCTACATCCTAATAGATAAACATTTGTTACATATTAGGTAAAAAGCACGGCTAAACGTGACACAGAAAGCCCCCGCCTTGAAAAAGGCGGGGGTCTTCTTTATGTGGAAAACTATTTATGTGTGAGGCAGGAGTACATCTTTTGTCTCACCTAAATTATAAACACATAAATGGAGGGTTTTAAATTATGGGAACAAAAAGAATAGGCTTGGCGAGAGTCGAAGCTCTATTAGAAAATTTAAAGAGAGAGATCTCTTGGAGTGTACCTGACGGTACAGCTTTTGGAGGCTGTGTCAAAACAGTAAAACTGGCAAACACGTCTGCGGCTGTGCAAAACAGTGATTCGGAGGTAACGTGGACCCAACCAGCGGGCACAGTTTTAAATGCAATTTATCTTGCATTTCCTGTGTCACCGGTTTTTGCCAGTGGCGATTTCGGATTTGGAGTAGGCACTGCTACCGGAGGTGGACAGATTGTTACTGAACAAACTGACGAGATCATCGATGCTGGTACAACGGTTGTCAAAGGCGCCGTGTTGCACATTGCCCAACGCGGCAAAGCAGCTGACGGCAGCGGCGGTCCAATCCTTGCTGCCTTTAATTCGGCGACAACGGATGCAGATGCATTGGCGGCAGATGGTACTTATACGGCCACGGCTCGTACATTGTATTTCAACACGCTTTTGACTAATGTATCTGTCACCACAGCCGGAACGGCAGTGTGGATTGTGGAATACATGCATATTGATGCTGGCGACACTGAAGGGGCCTGATTAAACCTTTAAAGTTTGCTAATACATTAAACCTCGCCCTTTACGGGGCGGGGTTTTCTTTTGGAGACCAAACCTTAAAAATGTCGATCTGCCAAATTTTTTTCGCTTACAATTTCTGAGATTTTCGTTTTCAACATTTTAAAACTACTTATTTACAAGGAGAAACACTATGAACCCTCGTAGAAGATTAATGTGGAGAATGAAGGCGCGCGCCGCCAATGAAGCAGTTATAGTTGCTACAACTGTTGAGGACACAACCCCAATATTAGAAGAAGTAGCACAAAAGGTTGTGGAAGAGATTGCTGTCGAAACCGCAGCACCTGTTACATCTAAGAAAACTACCAAGAAAAGAAGCACACGAAAAACAGCCACCACTAAGAAAAAATAACAAATTTATTGGTTATTTAAAACGAAGCTCAACATATGGTTGAGCTTTGTATTTATGAAACTATTTATTTAGTAGGAGGGCCCACGTGTGCCGACTAACTTAGATCCATCATCAACCCAAAGTTCGATAATACTGACTTCCACAGGAAGCACCGATTTAGTAACTGGATCGCTGCCGTTTGGAATTTATACGGCATCAGCAGAATTTATTAGTGGCGCCAGTGCGCAAGTTGCGTATGTTTACAAAAAGTTAGGCGGAGATGTTGTAGATATTGAGCTTACTCCATCTAACGTATATTCAGCCTATGAAGAGGCTGTTCTAGAATATTCATATATAATAAACCTTCATCAAGGCAAAAATGTTCTATCAAGTGTCCTAGGCGCCACAACAGGGACGTTTGATCACAAGGGAGAACGCCTTACCGGTCCATCGAGCGCCAGCCTATCATATCCGAGGTTCCAAGCAGGTTATAGTAAGAAAGTCGGCGACACAATGATGACCATGCAAGGCCTTGGTGGTACTCTTCCGCAATATTCGGCATCATTTAAGCCAACAACCAACAAACAAGATTATGATTTACAAGAGATCATCGAAACTGCGTCTTCGACCGGCTTGGACGACTCTAATAAAGCGGTCCCATTTTCCGGTCTGGTTGGCACCAAGAGGGTCATAGTAACGAAGGTATTCTACATTACACCTCGCGCAGTTTGGAGATTTTATGGTTATTATGGAGGAATTGGCGCCGTCGGCAATATGTCTACGTATGGCCAGTTCGCAGACGACTCGACATTTGAGATAGTTCCAGTATGGCAAAACAAATTGCAGTCAATGATGTACGAAGACTCAATTTATACGAGAACGTCTAACTTTTCATATGAAATTATAGATAACAAGCTGCGCCTTTACCCAGATCCGGGTTATTGGGACTTCTCTGAAGTTGACCGCATGTGGGTAAGGTTTCACATTGACGATCAAAACCCATGGGAAGAGAATTCTGGATACACAGACGGTACCCAAGGTATAAATAATTTAAATACAGTGCCTTTTGACAATATTCCATATACAAATATAAACTCAATAGGCAAACAGTGGATTCGAAAATATGCGCTAGCGTTGTGTAAAGAGATGTTGGCTCAAATTCGAGGCAAATTCACCCAAATCCCGATTCCGGGCGAAAGTGTGACATTGAATCACTCAGAATTGCTAGCCCAAGCAAAAGAAGAGCAAACCGCGCTTAAAGATAAACTTACGGAGATGCTCAAGGAGGTTGAATATAAGGAGTTGGTTAAATACGATTCAGAAACAGCTGAGGCCACAGCAACCGTATTTAAGGCATCGCCATTACCAATTTTTGTAGGATAATAAGAAATGTCTAATGAATGGAGCAAACCAGCAACCCCGCCACCACCGCTATTTTTTGGCAAGAAAGAGCGAGATCTCGTAAAGCAAGTCAATGATGAACTTATTGAAAAAGTCATCGGACAGCAGATTCTTTATTATCCCATAGACATGAAAACAACAGATTTCCATGATATGTATGGCGAAGCTATAGAAAAGACATATCTACCCCCTGTTAGGGTTTTTGCGCTAGTTGAGTTTACGGAGTTGGCAACAGAATACATGGCTGGAGCCGGAATAGACAAAAGTTGGGAAATTAATGTTCATTTTCACAAAAGAAGGTTGGAGGATGACCAAGACCTTTATGTTCGCGAGGGAGATTTTGTTTTGTACGGAGATTATTACTACGAGATAGTTAAATTAAGCGAAGATACAAAACTCTTCGGCCAGGTGCAACACGGTTTCGAGATCTCGGCCCGATGTCGCCGCGCAAGAAAGGGGCTATTCGATGCTACCTGATAATTTCGATTTCGCAATGCTGCCCGAAGGCGCTAGCTCTAGTACTTTAAAAGAATTGGGAGTGTTGGCGTCTGACGTCGAGAATATAGATTATTCTATAGTTTCGTGGCTAAAAGAGAATTTAAGGCTACGCTCAAACACCAATGAAGGATTCACAGAAGTGCCAGTTTTGTGGCAGACACCAGAACGCGCATATCAAATTAAAAATGACAAAAGTCTTCGTGATGATGGCGGCGCATTGAAAATGCCGCTTTTGAGTATTGAAAGAACAACCATCACTAAAGACCCAACAAGAAAAGGTAGCTACCAGGCTCATATATACTCAGATAGAAAAAATGGCCGTACAGGAAGAATGGTTGTAGCGAAACGAATGGTTCCTGATAAAACAAGAAATTATGCTGTTGTTGGCAATACTCGGGACCTTCCGGGCGGCGCTGGCAGCAGAGACCCCTGGTTCCCAAGAACCGGCAAAAAATACGTTATTCAATACCTTTCTATTCCAATTCCGATATATGTGAACGTTGAATATAAGATATCGATCAAAAGTGAATATCAACAACAGATGAACGAACTGCTAACACCATTCATGGTTCGTACAGGCCAGATCAATTCCTTCCTTTTGAGGCGAAATGGGCACCTCTATGAAGCTTTCATTGACAAAGACTTTAACCACAACAACAATGTTAATGATTTGGGCGAAGATTCACGCATGTTTACGACCGAATTTACAATTAGAATATTGGGATATCTGATAGGAGAGGGCCCCAACGATGATCGCCAGCTAGTGAGAATTGATGAGAATGTGGTAGAAATAACATATCCAAGTGAAACAGTTCTGAGCGCGTTTCCCGGGGACGACTCCATTACATAAAGGATAAAGGAATTTATTGGCAAAAAACCACTTCCGGAAACATTTGCTCGTTTGTTAGTATAGTTCCGGATTTTTAGAGACTTTTGAATTCTGAAATACTATTTAAAGATGATTGCGGGGATAATTTAGTCTATAATTTGATAGAACCCCAGCAAACATAAGGAACCAAAAAAAATGGGCATAAGCAGCTTTAGATTCATGAGCGGTGACACCGCGCCAGGCGTTCAAGTTATCGAGACAGATAATTCTCAGATGCCGGCATCAGCAGACGCTATAGGCGCTGTAATAATCGGCCGCGCCAAGAAAGGGCCGGCCATGGTACCAATTAAAGTAAAATCATGGGAACAATTTGTTGCTAATTTCGGTGACACGGTCCCAGGCTTCCAGGGTGGTGATGTTTACCGTGCTGGAAACAGCGGCCAGTCACCAATGTATGGTACCTACGCAGCCAAAGCATACTTAAAAGCCAATATAGCCCCACTAACATACATTAGAGTTTTGGGAGAAGAGTACTACGGTGAGAAAGATTCTGGAGATGACCCGCAGGCTGGTTGGAAAACCGACAACCTATTAACTGCAAATGAAGGCACGCGCGGCGGCGCCATTGGTCTTTGGGTAGCTCCTTCGGCCTCATTCGATGCGGAGACAATCGAATTCGCATTTACAGGCTCCAACTCCTTCCGGTTAGCTGCCGTATGGTACTTGGATGGCGGTTCAATTTCTCTTAGAGGACGTCTTTTTGGAACATCTAGCGCCACAGACCCCGCCGATATAACCGGATCCGCCACTTTGATTAACTCTGATGACAATGGTAGGTTTAAGGTTGTCATCAGTGGCTCGAACGGCCGCGGCGAAACGATTGCCTTTAACCTCGATGATACTAGTGCAGATTTCATTAGAAAGAAGTTTAACACTAACCCACAATTGAGGGTTGGCGGCAACTTTTACCCCTCCACATCCGAAAGAGATTATTGGTTAGGAGAGACTTATGAGCAGGAGCTAAGAGATGCGTCTTTGACAAGTGGCAATCTTGTTGGTGTGATCGCCGGCCTTCAGCTAACTGGATCAAGCGACAATGAAACTCCCGCAAACATGCTCGGCCAGGCCGCATTGACGGCAGGTTCGACAGCTCGAACTAGCTGGATCGTTGGCCAGGACCAGGGTAGCGCAACTAGCTTTAAGGCTGAAGACTCGCAAAGACTTTTCCGCATTATCGACCGCGGTCATGGTGAGTGGACACAGAGAAACCTTAAGATCTCAATTGAAAGACTTAAGCAATCACAGTCTACGGCCTCCCCTTACGGAACATTTTCTCTTGTAGTCAGAAAGTTTGGTGATACAGACAACGATGTACAGGTCGTAGAAAGATTCGATAATCTTACCCTCAATCCAACCTCTCCCAACTATATTGCACGCCAAATTGGTACCCAGGAGTGGACGTGGGACACGACCACCCACACTTACCCGAGATTGGTAGCGAAAATTCCGGGCGGGTACCCCAATATTTCCAAGTACATTAGGGTGCAGATGGATGATAGTATTGATGCCGGCGCAGGCGGACTTGAGACGCTTCTGCCATGGGGATATTTCGGTCCTCCGAAATATTCAGACGTGACGTTCTCTGGTTCATTTACTCAGAACACTGGCTCGGATGGGACCACCCTGGGCAATAAGTTTATCATTGTGGATGGATATTTGCCAGACACAGGTCTTAAGGCAGTGGCACAATCGCCGCTTTCGTCCGCCATAGCTTGGGGTGAAGGTGCCTCAATTAACCTCACATGCTCGATGAAGTTCCCGTCCGTGAGAATTCGTAACTCTGCCTCTGATGGCGGCTTAAGCCAGCCAACACGCGCCTACTTTGGAATGCAAACCACTCGGACAGCCACTAGTACGCGTCATGACCAAAGTTGCGCTGATGTGCATAGACTGCTTTATAAGGGCTTCGCAGATAACCCGGTCGGAAGCGAGATCACCGGCATCGATTCATATGCATATATCTTTACACTGGATGACATTGTTAACAGCAGTGTCGCAACCAGCGGCAGTAACTATTTCCATAGATCCGGCTCCAGAGTGGACGGCACAAGCTATACAGCCACAGGTTCCAATACTTATAAGAGCCTTCTAGACGCCGGCTATGACAAGTTCACTGTTCCCTTCTGGGGCGGCTCCGACGGCTTTAATATTCGTGTGCCGGATCCGATGTATAACAATGGAATTGGTAGCAGCACTGAAGCAGGCAGTTCCATTTATTATACGTGGAACAAGGCCATCGCCCTAACCAGAGATCCTGAATCTGTCGATATGAATATGTTGTTGGCCCCAGGTCTCACAAATACTGGCTTAAATAACAAGATTACTAATGTGTGCACAAACCGCGGCGATTCGTTGGGCATAGTTGACCTAGCAAGCGTTTATATCCCAACACACGAAGTCTATTATGCAGATAAGTCAAGCCGAGTTGGAACAACGCCAGTTGCAGTCGCAAACAACAGAGCCGACGGCACACCACTGAATAGTAGCTACGGTTGCACATTTTATCCATGGGTTCAAACCCGCGATGCTAACACAGGACAGCTTGTGTGGGTGCCGCCTTCTGTAGCCATGGTAGGTGTCATAGCTAGTTCAGAGAAAAGAACAAAGCTTTGGTTCGCTCCAGCTGGCTTTAACCGCGGCGGCCTTACGGAGGGCGCGGCCAATATCCCAGTTGTGAATGTCAGTGAAAGATTGACGTCTGATGATAGAGATACCCTTTATGCGGCCGACATCAACCCGATTGCCTCCTTCCCGGGAAGCGGAGTTGTAGTCTTTGGCCAGAAGACACTACAGGGCGAATCATCAGCCTTAGATAGAATTAATGTCAGAAGGCTCATGAACTATGTTAAGAAGTCGATTGCAGTTCTTGCTAACCAAGTTCTGTTCGAGCAGAACGTAGAGGCCACATGGAATAACTTCCGAGGCCTAGTAGATCCATTCTTGTCGAATATTCTGACACAACATGGTATCACAAACTACGAGCTAGCCGTGCAGAGTGATGCTGATATTCCGCCGGAGCTTCTTGCAGTCACTGGCCAAACAGATCAAGACTGGCTCATTGATAGTAATATCCTATACGCCAAGATTAAGATACAGCCGGCGCGAGCAATTGAATTTATTGCGCTTGACTTCGTTGTTACCCGAACTGGCGTAGGATTTAATGATTAAAAAAGAAAATAAGATACTATTTAAAATAAGAACGCACACAACAGGAGTACCCAAATAATGTCATTCTGGACAACCGATTTCGGAGACACGTCGACCACGGGTCTTAAGGACCCAAAAAGAAAATTTAGATTCCAGGTGCAGATGACTGGCTTGAGCACTGATACCCTACTTTGGTATGCAAAGACTGTGTCAAAGCCATCCTTCACCATTGCAGCCGCAGAACACAAGTATTTAAACCATACATTTTATTATCCCGGCTCGATTACTTGGAATGATGTGGTCATGACACTGGTCGACCCCGTTAACCCAGACGCAGCCGCAACCTTTTCTAATATTATGCAGGCATCTGGTTATGCGCCGCCGGCGGCTTCGGACAAGCTGGCCACCATATCCAAATCATCCGCAGCAGGCGCCCTAGGGCAAGTGAAGATCATTCAGTATGATGGTGATGGCGCTGCGGTCGAGACATGGACTCTTAATAACTCCTTTATGACAGAAGTTAAATACGGCGATATGGCGTATGGAGAAGATGATTTATCAGAAATTTCGGTCACTTTAAAGTACGACTGGGCTACCGTTGAGTTGGCCAACGTGGGTGCGGGGTCATCCACCGCAACGACGTTCTTCGATAAAGTGACCACAGCATAAACAATATTTTAAAATAGAGGTGTATATTGTCAAGAAATAAAAGTCGCGTTGGAGCGAAAAAGACCACATCAAGTCCGGTCCCCCAACACGTAATGCAAGGTGATAACAAAGGTGGTATGGCGTTAGCATTCGTCGTACCCACAGAGTTTGTCGATCTTCCATCAGGAGGAAGGTTTTATCCAGAAGGACATCCGCTACACGACAAAGACTGTATTGAACTTAAGCAAATGACCGCTAGAGAAGAGGATATTTTGACATCCAGAACCCTTCTTAAGAAAGGCGTTGCTTTGGATAGAGTTATCGAGAGCATTATTGTAGATAAAAGCATTGACCCAAATACATTGCTTGTTGGAGATAGAAACGCAATTATTATTGCGATTAGGTCTTCTGGATACGGCAGCGATTATTCAACAAATGTAACTTGTCCAGGTTGCGGCGAAATAAATCGTTATACATTTGACTTAAAAGAGGCAAATGTTTATAGAGGAGAAGATGCGCACCAGCTTGAGTTGGTGGATCATGGAGATGGCACGTTTACAACTACGTTGCCTAAAACATCCATAGACGTTCGTTTTAGGCTTCTTGTTGGTCACGATGAAAAGAATCTTGCTTCTTCTGTTACCAACGCCCGTAAAAGAAAGGGTGAAGAACACAATGTAACCAATCAGTTGGCTAACCTACTCGTTGCGGTAAATGAAGACGATAGTGCCGAAGCAAGAAACTACGTTATTAATAATATTCCATCAATGGATTCTCGACATCTGCGCATGGCCTATAAGCTAGCAGCACCGAACATAGATCTTAAACAATATTTTGAGTGCCCCGAGTGCGAATACTCACAGGACATGGAGGTACCGCTGGGAGCGGAGTTTTTTTGGCCTGACCGATGATTACATGGAAAACATCTATGAGCAGTTTTTCTTTCTAAAATATTCCGGGGGGTGGTCATTCACAGAAGCTTACAATTTGCCCGTTGGTCTTAGAACATGGTTTACTCAAAGGCTAATTCAGCAAATAGAACAAGAAAACGAAGCGATGGAGCAGGCTTCGAAGGGCGGCGGCAAATCACAAACACTCACAGCACACAATAACCCGGATCCGCGCGCCCAGGCACCAAAGAAGTAAAGACAAGACTAGTTCTTGTCTTTTTTTTTATAAAACTATTTACTTCATAGCGAGGACTTATCATGGCTGACGAGAAAGACTTAAAAGATCAGCAGGATATAACTGCAGAGAAAGAGAAACAGGTCAAAAAGACCAAAGAACAGACGGCGGAGACGGACAAACTGACGAAAGCTGCCGAGTCATTCCTCGGCCTGAACAAGCAAACCACCGCGGAACTCGAAGCTCAACACCAAAGATATCTGACTTTGGGCGATTCTATGGACGCACAGATCCTTCAACAACAGTCCCTCCTTGAATATGAAAAGTCGCGTATAAAAGACTTAGAAAAAGAAGTAGCCCTTGGCGGCCCGGCGGGCGAGGCGGCCTTAGAGAGGCTTAAAGTTGCCCAGGCCAACCTAGCTGTACAAGAAGAAACACTCCTGAAACTAACCAACTCCACCCAAGCCATCAAAGAGGGTATCGAAGCCGCCAAAGGCCTAGGCGATGCCATGGGCGGCGTACTTGGGGCATATGGCAAGCACAGCGTCCTTAACACAGACAACCTAAAGAATGTTGCAAAGGCATTCCGAGGCGGTACCGCCGGCGCGATTGAATTTGCTAAAAGTTTAGGTTTAGGTCTTCTTAAATCCTTCGTTAACTCGTTGATTAATCTAGCCATTCAGGTTGATGAGGCAGAAAGCGCATTCAAGCGCACCGCCGGCGCCAGTGATAAGATGGCGAAGCAAATGACCGCCAACTATGAGGCAACTCGTTTATATGGCGTTGAATTGAAAGAAATGAGTGCTGCCATGACAGCGCTAAAGAGCACATACACTGACTTTACAATGCTTAATTCGTCTGCGCAAGACGAAATTGCAAAAACCGGCGCATTGCTAGCTGAGGTTGGCATTAAGAACGAAGACTTCGCAAAGTCCATGCAAACAAGCACCAAGGCTTTTGGATTAACGGGCCCTGCCGCGGCAGCAGCCGGCCGTGACATTGCAGACTTTGCCAATGTGATCGGCGTTATACCGTCGGAATTAGGCGCAGACTTTGCCGCCATGGGCGATGGACTAGCGAAAATGGGAAGTGAGGGTATTCGAGCCTTTAAGGACCTGGCTATTGTTTCCAAGACAACCGGTCTAGAAATGAAAAAGATTCTCGCCATTACAGATAAGTTTGATACATTTGAAGGCGCCGCCGAGCAAGCCGGCAAGCTAAACGCAGCCCTAGGCGGCAACTTTGTCAACGCGATGGACTTGATGATGGCAACTGACCCGGCAGAGCGCTTTGGCATGATTCGAGACTCCATCTTAGATACTGGTCTTACTTTTGATAACATGTCATATTATCAGAGAAAATTCTATACAGATGCTCTCGGCCTAAGTGATGTAAGTGACTTAGCGGCGGTTCTTTCTGGCGATATGAGTAACTTAGAGGGCGCGACACAAAAATCTTCAGACGAATACAAAGAGCTTGCAAAACGCACGAAAGATATTCAAAGCATGACTGAACAATTTAAGACTCTTATGGCGGATCTCGTTCCAGTCATGTCGGATGTGGTCGGAGAGCTTCAAGAGTGGGTTAGGGGCCTTTCGGACGCAGATAAAGCAGATATTAAAGATAGCTTGAGGGCTTTCGCGGATGCCATGGTGACAATTGGAAAAGTCATCATTTCAGCCACAGAGTACTGGTATTTGTTTGTCAGCGCGTGGATCGTATGGAAAGCGCTGAATGCCGCCGGCGCCCTGGGAGAAATGGTCGGGAAAATAAGGGATTTTGCAACAGGACTCTTCGGGGCCGCCGAGGGCCAGGAGGCCCTCAACGACGCCAGCGAAGAAAGCGAGTCAGCTTCAGAGTCTTTGGCCGAAGGTATTAAAAACGTAGGAGAAGCGGCGACTGATAGCTGGAAGGGAATTTTAGCGCTGGGAGGCGCCATCCTTCTGATAGGCGCCGGCATCGCCATGGCCGCTGTTGGGCTTTCATATCTAGTTACGGCCTTTGCTGACGTAGGCGATAATGCCCCCTGGGCTGCACTCGGAATCTTTCTGGTGCTGGCCGCCGTAGTCGCTATGGTTTACATATTGGCGACAATGTCGGCGGCCGCAATGGCCGCAGCAGCAGGTCTACTGCCTCTTGGCGCCGCAATCTTTTTGATCGGCGCCGGCGTTGCAATAGCTGCTCTGGGCATCGGCGAGATGGCAAAGGGACTGGCAGTGATGTTTAAAGCCATAGAACTAGAAAAGATGATAGGTTTCGCAGTATTCATTGGTACCCTGGCCTATCTTTCCCCAGGTCTCGTAATAGCCGCAATAGCTCTTTCTATCCTTACCACAGCTATGTTTGGTTTGGCCTTGGCTTTGGCACTCGCCCCCACTGACGTACTTGAGAATTATGCGATATTCTTTTCCTCACTGGCAGAGTTTGAAGTTACCAAGCTTGCGAAAATTGCACTGGGCTTCGGAAAGATTAATGACGAGATAGAAAAGCTGCCCACCACCAAGGCGATAGCACTAACCGCCACGATGACCGCGGCAGCCCTCGCCGGCGCAACCGCTGGCACTAAAGCGACTGCCGCGGCAGTCAAAAGTGCCGTCGCCGGCGGCGCCCCGGGCCGTGGAGGTGCATCAGGAGAAGTTAATGTTAATGTTGAGGGAGTTGTTATGATGGATGGCAAGAAGGTCGGAAAGTTTGTAGACCAGCGCTTCGGTAAGCTGGCCGGTGATGCCATGGCAGGGAGAGGGACGTAAAAATGGCATCAGAAACCCCACCCTCGGGATACTTTAACGTACACAAAAACAAAGATTCGAGAGAGGAAGCCGGCAGGACTACTTTTGTTTCCCCGTCGGATTCGATTGCTTCGACCGATGGCCATGCAATGGTTGCTTCTTTTAGACATGAGCAATCTGGCAAAAGTGTATTTTTTAAAGCATTTATTTCCTCTTTGACAGAGACGTATAATTGTGATTGGACAGAAGAGAATATTTTTGGTAGAACAGACCCCAGTCGTCTATTTAGACAAACAACGCGAAGAATCTCTCTTGGCTTAAAAGTGCCGGCAGAGTCTTTTAGCGAGGCATACGATAACCTAGGCAGAGTCTCTATGCTCGAACAGTTTTTGTACCCAAACTACACGCCAGTTGGCCTCCACAAGACCATATCCCAGGGCCCATATGTTAGAATGAAGGTTATGAATCTTATAGCGAAAGCTGGCACCCAGGCCGCCGGCGATGCTACCACTGGAGAAGCCAAAGATGCAACGAGTAAAGCCTCAGCAGCAAGTTACGGCTCCTATAAATCAACCCCGGACGCTGCCCATGGTCTTCTTGGTGTTATCACAAGTCTTACGGTCAACCACAATCTGGAAAATTCAGACGTAACCACCTTTGCGAAAGATGGTAATACAGTCCTCCCTGGCCTTATTCAACTTAATGTGGATTTTGCGGTTATTCATGAAAAAAGATTGGGATGGAATAAAACCGATTTTAATGATGGTGTCTTTCCTTACGGCGTTACGTTAATGAGCGATGCAGATGCTGAGGTTGCCGCAGTCAAAGTCAAAGAAGAGATTGCTGCGCGGCATCGCCCAAAGGTCGAAGAAGCTGAGGACCTCCCCAGCCAGGCATCCCTTGACGCCCAAGCTCGGTATGGAAAAGCGATCCCTGGTGCCGTTAGTCGTCTTGCAAAGGATTTGGAGTTCCTTGCAAAGATGAAAGAGAAGATGTCGACCGGCAAGCTGAGCCCCAAAGAGGCTGCGAATTATAACTATATCAATAGTGCCGTCAATGGCGCCAAGAGTAGCTGGACCAGTTCGCAGCAGACCGGAAACGTCGAATTTATGCTCTCCGGGCACACCGGTCTCACAAGCTGGGAGTCTAAGGCAGCAGCGCTTCTAGGATCCGGCCCCACATCAGCAAAACTTACGGCGTATGACCTCGATTTCGACTTCTAAAACAAGAAAGAATTAAAGGAAACAAAACATGTCAGAAAATGCACCCCCAGGATATTTTAACGTACACAAATATGCTGACCCCAGAGAGGAAGCCGGCAGGACTACCTTTGTTTCTCCGTCGGATTCGATTGCTTCGAGCGAAGGTCATGCGATGGTTGTTTCTTTTAGGCATGAGCCATCAGGGCGCCGTGTATTTTTTAAAGCATTCATTAGTTCTTTGAATGAAAGTTTCTCTAGTGAATGGACTGAAGAGGTTGTTTACGGCAGAACCGATCCAATTCAAATATTTAAATCTACCACACGAAGAATCTCTCTTGGCTTAAAAGTGCCGGCGGAATCGTTCGGAGAAGCATATGACAACCTTGGCCGCGTTGCCCAACTCACACAGTTCTTATATCCAAATTATACAGCACATGGTTCTGGAATGGTGCCTTCTCAGGGCCCAATGCTCAGACTTAAGGTCATGAACCTCATAGCAAAGTCCGATCCATCAGGCGCTGCAACAGACTACAGTTCTTACAAATCAACCCCGGATCCAGCAAAAGGTCTTCTTGGTTCTATTACAAGCCTTACTATTAATCATAGTCTGGAAAATTCAGACGTAACCACCTTTGCGAAAGATGGCAATACGGTCCTCCCGGGTTTGATAGAACTTTCTATAGACTTCACAGCTATGCACGATGAGACACTTGGGTGGGACAAAGATAAATTCAATGACGAATCGTTCCCATATGGCGTAACGCTGATGGGCGCGGATGCGGCCACCAGCGAGTTAAAAGCCCTCCGCGATGACATTGCACTGGCCATGAAACCAAAACCCGACCCAGAAGAGTCAGAAGCTTCGCATGCAGAACAAGCACGCCTGGCAGCACTGAAAAGATATGGAACCAAAACAGGACTCTTTAGGCGTAACCCCGCAAAAACTCTTAACAGAGATATCGAATGGTTGAAGGCGAACGCCGCGGCCTACAATGATGGCAATATGACAGCAGATCAAATGGCAAGCTACGAATATTTAAAGGCCGCGTCCGATTATTTAATAGGTGAAGCCGGCGTGAGCGGCAGGCACTATGACGAATTTGGTATGGAAGTACTCTGGACGTCCTCGGATAAGTCCGACGAAATGTCCCCAACCTTTCTAATGATAGATCAATAACAGGAGAACACAAAAATGTCAAGATATAATTCAGAAACACCAATGGTAAATGAAAGTGAATATTATGACTTTCTAAAGAAAAAGAGAGGAGTCAAGAAAATTGTACAGTTTGGAACTCCGGTCATGTTCCATCCGGGCCTCGTTTCGCGTACATTGCTCACCACAACCTCTTATATTTGGGCCACCGGCGATCATTTCTATAAATTAGCACACACCTATTACGGCGACTCTCGCTTTTGGTGGGTTATAGCATGGTACAACGGGTACCCGACTGAGGCTGACATTAAAAAAGGGGCACTCATAGAAATTCCATCCAATTTAGAAGATGGTCTCAGGGTGCTAGGCAGGTAACATGGCGAAATGCGTATTAAATAGAGGCGCCTCCCCACCAGAAAAAGAATGGCTAGAGGGTAAGGATGATGTTTATAATCCAGGCTGGACTCGGTGCGAGGCTATCTTACATACCATCAGCGAGTACAAAAAGTCTGTAGGATGGCTCTCTGCGGGTGCACCCACGGAGACACCATCCGGCTACAATTATGTGGAACTAACCAATGAACTCAAGGAGTTTATACAGTACCAGAATTACTACCAGTCATTCGAAGCATATGCCACGTACTGGGGAAATCTAAAAGGCTCCGCGGACTACATCGGCTTCAAAACTAAGAAAAAGCCCGGCCACATCTACAAGGACGCGTCTTTTGTTGCAACACCAGAGGAACTGACCATCCTT